CTTGTCGGTTTCCTCTTGCAGTTCCGGAACAACTGAAAAATCAAATTCAATACAAAGTTTGTCCCCAAATTTAGGCGCCAACCAACGATTTAATTCGTCTTTTATCTTTAACAATTCCGGAATGACGCAATTTTGGTACAATGCTTTTTTGGCCTCTTTCATATTGTTATATGAAGCCGATTCGGTATTGTTTAATAGTTGAACCGGCACGTTGTAAATATTACATAAATCTTTAATCGATGCGTTGTATTGTTCAATCAATGAAACGTCCGCGGCGTTCAATCCAAAGTTCACCCACGACAATTTTTTCGGTGTGATAATAACGTCCCCGGCATTGTCCGAACCTTGGAATTGTTTTCTGAATTTATCTTTTAATTGTTGCGCTTGGACTTCATTTATATCGCCCTCATCGGACATCAACAATCCACGCGCGGTTTGATTTTGCAGGTACTTAACCCCGGTTTGTGTGGCCTCGTTGTTTGTCGTTAATGACCGCATTCCCGCACGCAATGGCGATTGGCCGTACAAATGCGAACCGGTGCCGTCATAATAGGGATTGAAATCCTTAATGTGGCATATTTCGTTCGCGTCAATTTCAAACGTGCCGTTATATTCAACGCGATATTTTGAAACGGGTTCCATTATGCCATTGGAAACGATTTCCATAATTTGCGACGGCATCACATAAAGTTCGGTGTATTTGCCAACATTGGCGCCGGTGTCCGGTCCAATCCCATAAATGTAGCGGTTGCCGGTTAACTTACCGAATGAAATCAATTCAGATATAAACGAATTGTAGGATTGCGCCGGATTTGGGCGTTCCAATATTTTATGAAGTTCGGTGTCTTGTAATTCAATCATTGACCGCTTTTGTAATATCGCGGCTTTGTGTATTGATGAAGCGTCAAACTTTCCCGATGTTAGCGCTTTATAACGCTTGTAATCGTTTTCGTTTGTCTTTTCGTAAACCTGGAATGGAATTGTTGTCGCGGCCTTTGTTATTATATTAATAAGCGAATATATTGTCGCGTTTTTTCGATAACCCTCCGTGATATATGCGTCATCATTTTCAGCGTTCCAAACGATTGAGTTGCCGATGTAATTGTAAATGGCGCGGTTGTATTGTTGCGCCGTTTGTTGTGAGTTTTTAATTAATAGGGATTTGAAACGGTCAAATAAAGAAGCCATATTTTATTTAAGTATAAAATTTTTGTAAAAATACAAAATTTAAAATAGTTTTTTAGACAACAAAAAATTCCGTTCGGTTTTTATATTTTGAATAAACGGCGTACCGCAACGCGTCAGTCAAATGATTATTGGCGTCAATGGGTTTGTTAATGATTGTATTATCTTTTAAGCGCTGCCAAAAATACGTGTGTTGTTCGTGTTTTAGGTTTGTCGATTGTTCAGAAACAAATATTTCGTGTTCTTTTAACAAACTAATTCCGGCGCTTATTGATCCGGCGCCCTTTGTCGCACCTTTTGCCAATACGCCCATTTGACGCAATTCAACAATTGATTTTGGTTCCGCTGAATCGCAATAAGATAGGGTTTGAGCCTTGCCAATGTTTTTAAGAAAATTCGCAATGTCGCGGTTCGTCATTCCTTTTTTATACATTAATTCGTTGATATATAATTTATCGCGTATTTTACCAACTTCCAAAATGGCGCACGGATCATTTGTAAATCCAAAATCAATGCCGATGACCGTTTCGTCAAACTCCGGAAATTCGGACAATGGAATGTATTTCCAATTTGTAAATATTTGACGGTCTGAAAATACCGCGCGTTGCCCCTCACCATAAACGCGCCAATAATCGGGGTCACGCAATTTAATGCGTTCGATTTCCTGGACCAATTCCGACGGCAAAAATTGATTGTCTTTGTACGTTGTAATAAACAAATCCGAATCGTCGCGTTCAATCACTTCATTATAAAGCCAATGCACCGGATCGGACGGGTTGAAGTCAATTATTAATTCGCCAACGGTACGCATATTCAATTGACGAAAATCCTCAAACGTCAATTCGTTGGCCTCGTTCAAAAAACAAATATCGTGTTTGGCGCCCCTAATCTTTTGCGGGTCGTCGGTTGATAAGAACTGAACAATCGAACCATTGAATTTGAACGTGTTTTCTGCCTTGTTGTGTTCGCCTTTATAGTAAACCCCCAATTTAGTAGCAATGGCTATAAAATCGCGTAATACCGACCTTTTAAGCGCCGGCAATGTTTTACGAACAATTGAAATCGTGATCGGCTTTTTGGTTGTTGTTAGCTTATAAATTAAGAATTGGCAAATGGCGTACGTTTTCCCGGAACGCGTCCCGCCTTGATGTACTTTAATTCGAGCCTTTGAATTCAACGTTTGATAAAATTGAACGTTGCAAAACTCTTTTATTTGTCCTTTGCCGGTGTCCATTCAATAACTTTTGATTCAATGCTTCCGTCCATTTGTATTTCACGGCGTTCAATGAATCCACGTTTTTTTCCTTTTGTTTTCAAATAAAATATTGTTGCCGTTGTGTTGCCCTCTTTGATTTGTTCGTGCAATTGTGATTCAACAAAATCCAATGTAAGGTCTTGAAGTTCGTCAACCTTTGCCCGGAATACTTTGTCGTTGTTGTAATACTTATAAAACGTTGAACGGTTGCAGCCGACAATTTTACAAGCGGTAGTCACAATTCCCAATGATTGTTCCAACGCTTGAATCAAATTGTTTTTTAATATGTTGGTTTTCGTTGCCATACTGCAAAAATAATTAATTATAAATTGACGAAAAGTGTCAACAAATATTATTTATTATTATGTATTTAAAGTATTTATTTTGCGGTGTACCAAACAAAAGAAATGCCAATGACAAACAAATGAAATTCCAAACAATGTTCGTCGGCGTCGTCGGCTGCTGATTCAACAACAACGTGATCCATTGTTGAATTCCAATAATTTACGCCAATTAAACAACCGAAAATCGGGTAAATAATAGTATTAAAATTTAATCTCATAACTAATAATATTTTTTGTAAAGGTACAAATATAATTCCCAACATTTATTGTTTGCCTGGATTTTGGAATATGTTTCCGGGGATAAAATCCGGGTGCCGCGATTGTTTATTTCAACGCGTAAACCTTTCAATGTTGGGTGTTGTGATACCTTAATTTCGTTTTTTAAGCACCATTTAAGCGCCTTTTGGTGTTCCGGTGTGGGTTTTATTGCTTTTGCCATAATTAAAACGGGATATTATCTTTAATTACTTCGAATTTTTTTGTTTCCAAATCAATATCCTTATAAATCCCGCCATTGTTAAAATCCGGTGCAATATCAAAATCGCCTAATTGTCCATTTTCTTTTCGTTTGACCTTTTCAATGTATATTTTCACCACATCGGATTTAAATTTAGTTCGTTCACCAATGCAGCGGTACACAATCAAACCGTTGTAGGCCTTATTAAAAAAATCGGCTGAACCGCTTATATCATAAAGGGTTGGTTTTTTATACCGTCCGTTTTCTGATTCTATTTTTCGCGGGTGCGCCACTAAAAACAAATGGGTGTTTGTTTGTTGACAAAATTGTGTTATTTCTGAAAGCGCCCGGCCAATATATGAATGGTCGCGTTGCGCTGAATGGTCGAGCATATTCCAGGGATCAATGACGCAAACGTTTATTCCCTTTTGGAATACTAATTCTTTAAAGGCGTTTAATATGCCTTTTAGCGTCAAATTTTCCAAATCTATTTTAACCCAATAAAAATGGTCTTGAATGAAATCTTTTGTTTGGTTCAATTGGTCGTTGTTGCAATTGGTTTCGTTTAATTTATTCGCGATGCGTTTAATATGACCCTCGTATGGAAACGATTCCGGTGCAAACATAGCGCAACGCATATCGTATTTTAACGCCATATTACAACAGATTTGATCCATTACGTCCGATTTTCCCGAATTCGGAATCCCGGTCACAACTGACCATTGTCCCAATTCCATTTTGAAATAATTATCGGCGTTTGGTAAGCCAATTGAATAGTTTTTGACGCCGTTTTCGTTATAAGTCAAAACACTTTGCCAAATATTATCTAAATTCAATACGCCCTCCAATGGAAAGTTTTTAGCCGTTTTAATGACGTTTCGCAAAGTTTCGGCACCTTTTGTCGTCAATATCTCGTTGGCGTCCTTAAAAGCACCAAAATCAACGTATTTGCAACGATAAGCGCCGAAGCGTCGCGCTAATTCATTACGCAATTCAATCCCGGGGTTGTCGTTGTCGGTGCATAATATAATTTCTTTTTTGTCTTTGAAGTACTGAAAACAATTGTCCAAATATTCCAAACGTTGATTTCCTTTTGATGCGCCGTTTGGAACGGAACAAACGGAATAAATCCCGGCCTCGTGCAATGACAATGCGTCAATTTCGCCCTCAACAATGAATATTTTTTCCATTGTTTTGATATTATCCAGGCCGTAAAATATTAATTCAGCGCCGGAAACCATTTTAAAATTCTTTTGCCCGTCACGATATTTGACATTTACCAAATCATTTTCGCGGTAATAATTGAAATTGATCGCGCGGCGTTTTTTGCCTACTTGCGGAAAATACTCTAATGATTCGCCGATTTTCCAATGTTGAAGCGTTGGTTCTGAAATGCCACGTTCACCGAACCATTTAACAACGCGTTCGGTCAAATTGACTTTTATTTTTTCTGGTCGAACAAACTCTTTTTTCATTTCAAATTTAGTTGTGCCAGAAAAACCGCAGTTGTGACAATTGAATAAACCTTTGTCAATATCAACGGACAAACATTTGTCGCGTTTGTTTTTTCGTGTGTGGCTGCATTGTGGACATTGGGTTTTTATTTTACCGGTCGATTTGTTGCCGATGTCAATGCCGAAATCGTTAAATGTTTTCATTGTTTATTGTTTTTCAATTGCTAAACTAAAAAAATATTTTCAAATATTAAAATAATCTTTGTTGCGCTTTGTGTTGTTCAATTCGTTTTATTGCCGCATAATAATAATCTTTGTCTAATTCACAAGCGGTCAAATCAAATCCTAAATTGTGGCACGCAATCGCAATCGAACCGGAACCCAAATGCGTGTCGAGTATTCGGAAACCGTCTTTTGCATATTTCATTAATAACCACGCGTAAAGTTTGACCGGTTTTTGTGTTGGGTGTTGTTTTGGTCCGTCAATATCCGGCAAAGTTGACAATCTTTTAAAAATTCTAATATTTTTTTTTTGATTGCACCAAGCTAACTCCGCTTCCGAAAATGATAAATTTGGATTCAATTTATCCCATATTATCCAATTATTATTCAATGGCAATTCAAAGTAATTCCCTCCCCAAATTATTTGATTTTTGGAAACCCTAAATAATTCTTTGAAATATTCTTTATTTGGAATATCACTATCCCAATTTTTGTTTTTTTTAAATTTATGTTTTCCGGTTCCCAATGTCATTTTTGATGCACCAATCCCATAAGGCGGATCTACAATCGCCAAATCGAAATAGTTGTCGGCGTATCGCGCCATTAATTCCATATTGTCCTCTTTTGTTAT